TAGCTGCACTGTGTCCAACTACTTTAGAAGCAAGTATCATTCTACCCGCACTCCAATACAATCTATTGTTTCGTTGTCACTGTTCACCATAACGGCAGCACCCTTGAGGTTAGCCCTACACAGTGTCTCATTATCGTAACTACCTAAGTCATAGTACCGAACCCCTTGGTCTGGTACAAGGACAAACCACATCAGTATCCATACCACACTATTCAAGTGTCACCTCTTTCAATACATCTATCGCCTGTTGCTCCGTAAGTTTGAACCACTCCCCATTGTCGGGCTTGTTCCAAGGGTGTGCCGTCATTCGTGCAGCTGCTAAGTGTGCCTTACGTTCCGCTGCATTGACATCATCGAAGTGTCGAGAGTGTATGATCCAATAATCACGAAGTGGTGAGCCTGTCTGGTAACTACGTAGCCTGTCCTTCGCATCAATGGCTCGGCCTATCTTAACCCACTCAGGCCAAGCCTTGTTTATAATTACGTATACATCTGCCGCTTGTACTCCATCCTCTGCCATCTCAGCGAAGGCAGCTATGTCTTCATAGGTAACCATCTTGGTAGTCTCCTCTACTAACATACGTACCTCGCAATCTTGTACTCAAGATCAGTGTGTACAATACCGTGCCAGCCAGACAACTTGTTCTTGACCACGTTGATGTGCCGCTGGTTGTCTTCTTCTTCTTGACCCTCAACTGTAGGGTTCTTAGAAATCATGATCATAAGATCAGCTTCCGCTGCCTTACCAGTCTTTGATCCCTCCATCATGGCTTGGTTGAGTACAACCTTACCCTCTGCATCAGCAGACAACTGTGACATATAGAACACAGCACAGTCTTGTTGCTTCGCAATCTGACGTGCATGAATGGCGTTAGCCTTGAGTGCTTCATCAGGTCGTGAGAACCCAGCAGTACGTGCAAACTTGTCACCCATGTCAAGTATAACTATGTCAGGCTTGTATGACTTACATACGGACTCAACCCAGTTCATGTCACGGCCAGTTGCGTCCTTGAACATGACGTTCTCACGAATCTGTGCAAACACTCGCATTGCCTCGGCTTTATTCTTAACAATCTCATGCTTGTCAAACCCTGTAGCGGCAGTAATGTAGCGGTGAGCGACACGATGGTAGCCTTCCTCGTTACATAGGACAACTACCTTAGCACCTTGCCACGCAAAGCCATTAGGTCCAGCCACAAGTGAAGCATGAAAGGATGTCTTGCCAGTGTTAGGACGTGCGCCTACCTCAATAAGATGACCAGCGTTGATGCCCTCTACCTTACGTGTCAACGTAGGTATGTTGAATGTCCACTGTGACTCAAGGTCAGTCATGGCTAAGATTGTATCAAGGTCGATGTCTTCCCAATCAATACGTAGGTTAGGTGTGAAGTCGTCGCCGTACTGCTCAAGCATTTGACGTAGTGGGTCGAGGCTAGACTTGCTACCGTTTACGTAGTCAAAGCCAAGGTTAGCAATGTCTTCGCCTACTACCTGCTGGAATAGCTTCGACAGCACCTCTTGTGCTACGTCACCGCCCATTGGTGCCTCTTTACTTACCTGCTGAAACAGGTGGCTGTATGCCTGACGCTGTGCCGTAGTAAGTGTAGGATTGTTAGCCATGAACAGGGCTTCAATCTCGGCTGGTGTAACGGTACGTTCGTAACGATCCATAGCGGAGTCAATAGACTGCTTGATCTTGCGAACATCCTTACTGAACAAACGATCAGGGCAGCGTGAACCCTTGTGATCATCATAGAATTGCTTGTCCATTAAGCTTCGTATAAGGGATAGTTCCATGTGGGTTAGTCTCCTAGTGCTGAAAGATTAGCCATGTCGGATGGCTGTTGATACTTGAGATCATCGTATAGTCGTAGTACCTTAACGTTGTCAACATACATACGTAATTCTTTTGCAAATTGCAGGGTCTTGGGTAATGCGTCAGGGTCTAATGCAACTACTGCTGATGAGAACTGCGATAAGTACTGTTTGTGTCCGTTAGATAGGGACGTACCCAACACTGCAACCCCGACATATACATCACCACCTACAACGGCAGCACTTATGCAGTCCTCAACAACTACAGCAGTTTTACCACGTCCAGATACATATGGCAATACACTTTTACCGTATCGTTTCCACTTGGGTATACGATTACCAAGTGATCTGCCCGTGGCATCTACTGTAACTCCACCATGTACAACAGGGAACACCACACGATGTTCCTTAACGTCATACAAAAGTCCTAAGTCTTGTGCATCTAACTGCCATTGGTCACAGAAGGATGCAATCTTATGGTAGTCCCTTACGAACCACTCAGGTCTGTCGAATGTTACAGCATGTGTCTCATCTGCAACACGTCCCAGTGACTTACGGATGTCATCGGCAGTAAGTGATGTACGTGTGCCACCACCAGCAGTGCAGCTTGCCTTGTAACAATTCCATACGATGGAACCCATGTTATTTGTAACAGTAAATGTATTCTTAGTATTACATACAGGACAAGCCATACGCTTTGTCTCACCATTAACAAGTGATAGATCATTTATAATACTAAGTATATTCATTACATATTACTTTCTTTGTTACTCATTACATTCGAGTATACACCTGCATTTCTTTGTGTCAATGCACTATTTGCAGAATCATATGTATGTTTCATATATGGTTTCACAGAAGACACATGATTGTGTCCCGTCACTGACATTAGTTGCCCAATAGGCACACCTTTGTCAATCATCTGTGTCACCCCTGTCCTACGTAAGTCCATCAATCGTAGTTCCTCTGGTAGTTTAGCCAGCCTCATTACTCTACGCCCTACCTTAGACAGACGTTCCATTGCATACGGTTCATACTTACCATTTACTGGACGTGGATGTGGTGCTACGTAATCTTGAAAACCAAAGTCAGTGCGCTGATCAGTAAGCATCTGACATAGATCATCAGAGATGGGTAAGGATACATCAGCCCTACGTTTACTCTGTTCAAGATCAAGCTTCTGAGTACGTAGGTCAATGTTATCCCACTTGAGTGTACGCATGTCGCCTAGTCGTTGACACCATTCGTATGCCATCTGAACTATCAGACCCACATTACGATAGTCGAAATCGCTGTAGGCACAGTCAAGAAACTTGACAACATCACCATGTGTCCACACTACCTTACGTTGTGGCAATGACTTACGCTTGATGTTAGCCCACGGATTTTGTGTGGCGTGTTCCATCTGTATTGCATAGTTGTATACCCTACTGGCACAAGTAGCTGCATGATTGGCGAAACTAATACCACGCTTAACCCAACCTTCGTATGCTTGCTTGGCAACCTTAGATGTCACAGCTTCGTACTTCTTACCACCCATTGTCTGGTGGAGAATAGTAAGGAAGTATCTGTAATCCACTTTAGTTGTGTCTCGTAACATACTGAAATCATTAGATTGATAGTAGTAATTTATCAAGTCAGTCACCTTACTGCTAGGCTTTACTTGTATAACAAGTGACTGTTCGTGACGCCACGCATCAATAACAACGTTGTGTTCCTTCACAATCTTGCGCACTTGCTTGAGGTCAGTGCCGTACTCTTCACGCTTAACCACACCCTCATCTACAAGGACTTGCGGTGGGTTGAAGCGGTACGAGATCACCCCAGAGGGTGACACTCGCTCTTGTACATAGCGTGGTAGGTTAGGCATATACTATGCAGCCTCCAACAAACGGAACCTGTCATCACTGACCCACTTAGATACCTCTTGCTCACGTGTCCACATGCTGATTGCCTGTGTGTCATTGCCTGTTGAACGTAGGTTGAACCCATTACGTTCATCTGCATAGGTAGCATAGTTAGTCATGGCACTATACAGTGCAAACTTATTGTTACCACGGGTTGCTACCTCGTTCATATACAGGCCGTACATCTTCTCAGCCTTACGCTTAGACCCTAGCATGTCATCAAGCAGTGTGCTTACGTCTACATACTTGAGGCTAGTCTGTGCCCACACCTGCATCTGTTCTGCCTGTTGGTAGAAATCTGTACGAGCACGGTTCAATTCATAGATGAAACTATTCATTGAAAAGTTGGCAGTGTTTTTCTTACGCACCTTATCGTGATCGCCAGTGATCATGCCATTGGTACAGAAGAAATCAATAGCACCAAAGAATACTTGGTTGCTGCATGACCCATCAATACCGTGTAGGCTGATGATACGATTGCCAATGGATGTCTCAAACTTATCCGTCTGGATAGTTGATGTTACGTTAGGCAGTGTGATGTCGAGCATAGCCCATGCACCATTACGAGCGGTTTTAAATTCGTACTTTGCACCATCTAAGTCTTGATCGGATAGTGTCTCTGTCGCAGTGTCAACTACACCACGAAAGAAATCACCATGTGATGCACACTGAAAAGATTTACCAACGATACCAAGTGGTTGGCCTGTGTCTTGGTTGATGACGTACTTCTTGTCGGCCATACGTGTGTCCTCAAATGTTACGTCAAAGTCTAAACCTTCTGGAATATCAAACGGCATACTGTGGTCTCCTTATGATTGTATGTACGG